TGGGAGAGGTTCTCTCATATTCGTAGAGCAAGAGAACTCGGAGCGGAGGGCAGCTTCACCCTCGATGAGATCAAAGCGCTGCTTCAGCATCAACGCGGCAAATGTGTCTACTGCGCGAGGTCGATCCGTAAGGACTACCACGTCGATCACAGAGTGGCGCTCGCTCGTGGTGGCTCGAACTGGATCAGCAATATCCAACTAACTTGCGGTCCGTGTAACCGCAGGAAGGGAGCCACCGACCCGATTGAGTATGCACGCCGCATAGGGCGGCTGCTGTAGCGCCAAGGAGAGCAACCAATGTCCACCACGACACACCCCACGCCACCACCTGCGCCACCGAAGGTCGATCCGGCGGCTGCGGCGGCAGCCAAGGAGGCTCAGGCCGCGGGCTCCATCGGCGCGCAGGTCATCCTCGACTTCAACAGCGACGCCGGCAAAGGCGCCCGCGGCGGGCTCGCGGCAACCATGGAGGAGAATATCGTGGGCCGCGATGCGGACTTGATTGCCGCTGGCCTTGATCCGGCCAATCCCAGCGGACCGCCGACCGGTGAGCCGTGGGTGCCGCCTGCTGTTGCGGCGGCAGCGGCGCCTAAGCACGTCGCCGGCAACGCTACCAAGATGTCGAGCCTCGCGGCGGGCGTCCAGGAGGCGCCGACACCGCCACCGCCCGCCAGGCACTGACGTATGACCGTCTCGATCGGGACAATCGGCCAGCAGGCCCTGCGTCGGCTTGGTGTGCGGGTTGTCCCGCTCGATGACAGCCCGACACTGACCGAGTTGGTGCCCGCCTCCACGATCGCCACCGCGGCGCTGGTGGAGCTAGGCGTCATCGCCTCGGATGAAACACCATCGGCCACGGATCAGGCGCTGGTCGTGGACAAGGTCGCGAGCGTGCATGCCTCGCTCGATGCGCAGGGCGTGGTGTGGTGGTCAGGCGACGCTGTGCCGCGCGCCTTCGCCGAGGAATATACCAAACTGACCGCAGCAATGTCGGCATCGAGCTTCGGCAAGAGCGTCGACCCGGCTGTCGTGGCGCTGCTCGAGGGCCGCGTGCGCAAGGGCGTCATGGTGCTGTCGGCTGACGACAACGCGCAGCAGGCGGTGCAGGCCGTGCATGACGACCTGGTGATGCGCGGCATCGCGCGATGGACAGTTTTCGACATCCCGGACCCGGTCGGCCCGCAGTACGCCGTGCTGGCCGCGGATCGTCTTGCGCCGCTGTTCGGCATGGACACCGACGCCAAGGACACCGCGCTGGCGATGGTCTCGATCTACCGGTTCGTCGCGTTGCCGACCAGCGGCGAGACCGTGGCGGCGGCGTATTTCTGAGGGCGCCATGGCATATCGACTGCAGTATTCCGACTATCCCGGAACGGCGAGCGGGCCACCCGATCCCGAGCGCTGGGTGGGGCCGCAGGGTCCAGTTGGACCCCAGGGCGCGACTGGTCCGCAAGGTCCGCAGGGCCAGCCGCAGACCGGCGGCCCGTTCCTGCCGCTGAGCGGCGGCACGGTGACTGGGCCGCTCAACGTCACCGCGACCGGCAGCACGGCCACGCGCTCAGTGCAGGATCGCTTCGCAGGCGAGATCAACGTCAAGGACTACGGTGCGTTGGGCATCGACGGATCGCAGAACGCAACCGCCGCATTCAATGCTGCGATTGCTGCGGCCAGCGCGACCAACAAGAAGGTCGTGCGTGTCCCGTCCGGCTTTTACAATCTCGATCCGATCACCATACCTGAGGGCGTTACGCTTGCCGGTGACATACCTGGCCCGATCGACCCACGCCCAGGCTTCCTGACCAATGCGCTTGGCGCGACGCTGTTCGTCAACTCGCACGCAACACCGTTTATCACATTGCAGAGCAGCGCCTGCTTGCAGGATGTGATGATCTATGATCCTGGACAGGTCGCACCAACAGCAGCTGCACCGAATGTGTATCCCGCTCAGGTGCTGATGTCTGGCTCATCTCGGGTTCGTCGCATTACGCTCTGCAACGCCTATGTTGGCATCTCGGTGCAGGTGGGGCGCTGCATTGTCACGGATTGCTACATCGGCGCCTACAAGACAGCGGTCACTGTGGATCAGTCACAGGACGTGACCTACTTCAACAACATATGGTGCGGCCCATTCTACGACTCCTGCGTTGGCTTGTTCCCGTGGCAAGCCATGGACACATGGGTAATGAACAACAACGGCGTTGGCTTTAGCTTCGGCCGGGCCGATGCCGTCTCCATGGTGAATTGCGGGGCATTCCTCAAGTGGGCGTCGATCTATATTCAGGATGGCACAGGCGGCGCATCTTACGGATGGAGCGTCAACCACAACGCTGACGCTTGTATATATGGCGTCGTGGCATACTCGACCAACGATCCGGGATGGCAATTCACCAATATGCAGGTGCTGCCCACCCAGGGAAGCGGCGTACAGGCAGTCGCACCGGTTTATCTGCCTTCTGGCGGCACCAATCAGCAACCGGTCATAACCTGGACCGCTGGGACCAACGGCGGGTTTCCGTCTTATTGGACCTATCCGAATGGCCTCGTTAACAGAGGCAGCCTCAAGGTCAGAGGCGTCAATAATATTGCTGATACCGGGCTGTTGCCACTGGCAGGCGGCACATTGACAGGCGTTCTTACCCTCAATGCTGGCACCGCCGATCCGCCGCTACGCACGCAGACCGGTAGTCAGATATGGGCCTCTGGGGTGCGCAGTGCCGATGGTTACTATACCATCCGCGATCAAAGCGGTTCCCTGACGGTATTGACAGTCGTGCCATCTGGCGGTGGTGGAGTCGTCCAGGTGGCTACGCCAATGGCGCTTAGCAATGGTGCGAACTTCGGGGCGCAGACCGGCGCATCCAACACCGATCTCAGCAAGCACCTCGCCTTGCACACCGCTGGCTATGGCTTGAGTGTCACCGCGAATAGATTGAATTATACAGCTGCCGGCGCTGCGGCCCACGTGTTCTTGTCAAACGGCGCCGACGTTATGGCGGTATCCAATACGGCTGCGTCTGTCGTGGTGCCGTTCCAGTTCGTCTCCAAAGTTGGTTTCAACAACACCGTGCCAATCACCAAGCCGACTGGTTGGGGAGCGCCTACCGGCACAGCGACGCGGACGACGTTCGCCACATCCACTGTGCTGCTTCCGGCGCTGGCTGAACACGTCAAGGCGCTGATCGATGATTTGACAGCGTATGGGCTGATCGGACCATAGCCATGAGCGCCACCATTGATCGCAGCCTACCCATCGCCGTGACGCTCACCGCCGAGCAGTGGCAGATGGTAATGCAGGTGCTGAGCAAGGCGCCATACGAGGTCGTGGCGCAGCTCATCGGTGCCATCCAGCAGCAGTGCATGCGCCACGCTGAGCCGCTGCCCGAGCACATGGTTGCGAGGCCCAACGGCGAGGAGCAGCCTGATGCCTGATGGTGTGATCATACCGGGCGGGCCGTCGTTCGGTGGCAGTCCGCAGCCGCCTGACGTGCCATGCGATCCGGTCGGCGACGCCTGGCGCGGGCCGCCAGGGCCACCAGGACCACAAGGCGTTGCAGGACCAACAGGCACGACAGGTGCAACTGGTTCACAAGGCCCAACAGGAGCAGCGGGAGCGACCGGCGCGACGGGACCGCCAGGCACGACGTCGTTCTCCGGCCTGACCGGCACAGCAACTTTTTCTCAGCTTCCACCAGAGGTCGCGTTGGTGCCTATCGCCTTTCCTTTTCCTGGAAAGCCAGGGGCTGGCGCAATAGTCAACGTGCCAATGGCTATGTCTCTCGTTGTTCCCGCATCCTTGGCGGGCGCAACGGCGTATGACACGACAAAGGCAACAGCCTCGTCCGTTTTCACAGTCAATCGCATCACCGGTGGCACAACGATCACATCGATCGGGACCGCAACGATTACCAGCGCCAGCAACACGTCAGTGACATTGGCGGGCACCGGCGCGACGCTCGCCGTCGGAGACGTTTTACAAGTTATCGCGCCTAGCGTTCAGGACGCTACATTGGCTGATGTATCCATAACGATATTAACGAACCGGGTCTAAGGCAGATGCGTCCAATTCGTTCGAGTGACGATAAGGCCGATCATCCTGCGGCTCGCGTCTGATGGCAGGCACGACATGGAATCCGGCCGACAAGAGCGCGAACATCACGCTGAGCAACGGCAATTTGACCATAGGCACCGGGACCGCAGCCGACTCCGGTGTGCGTTCGACGGCCTCGGTAACCACAGGCGCGAAAGTCTATTTTGAAGTTACGTGGTCCATCACCAGCAGTGGTGCGGATACGTCGTGCGGTATAGCAACCTCTGCCGCGGTTCTGGGCACCATGGGCAACACGACGTTGGGCGGGTTATTTGTTTATCCTGCCGGAAGCATCTACTTCAACGGTGTATCGCAGGGGGGCGGCGTAGGCGCCCCTGGGTCTGGCGGGATTTATTGCCTTGCCATCGACCTGGTGAACGCGCGTGCCTGGGTGCGGCTGAATAACGGCATTTGGAATAATTCAGGCACGGCCAATCCCGCGACCAATGTGGGAGGCATCAACATATCTGGGCTGTTTCCCACCAACCCCGCTTTCGCCGCCATGACGACGCAGCAGATCCTCAGCCCACTGGCAACCGTCAACTTCGGTCTCTCGGCTTTCTCTTTTGCAATTCCGAGTGGTTTTGTCGCTTGGGATCCTGTGTCCGCAGGTGGCCCGCAGGCTAGGGCATTCATACTAGCTTAGGCGACATGACTCACTACCAGGCCCGCAGCGTCATCGCGTCCGCCTAGCGTTAGGAACAGTCCATGCCCTCTTTCGCCATGACGGTGCCCTACATGCGCACCTCGCCCATCCACATCCCGCGCCGCGACCTCGTGCTCGCTGCCGCCGATAGCATGTATCTCCGCGTCACCGTCGTCGACAGCGACAACCCCTGCGCCCAGGGCATTGAACTGACCGGAGGCATAGGCGGCCCGGCTGCGCAGTTCATCGTCTGGGCCGATGCGCAACAGCGATATTCCTGGGGGTGGGACAACGGTTGGCGGGTCCCGGACTATGGTTGGGGTTGTGGCTACGGTAGCGGGCAGGTGCTGGCCAACGTGGCCGGCGTGCCGGGTGACGCCCTCGGTAGCTTCGATTTCGCCTTCCCATCCGGCACCATGAGCCAGTGGCCGCGACGCTGCTGCTGGTGCGTGCAGCTCGGCTACGACACACAGGGCGCCGAGGTGCTGATGACCGGCCAACTGCATGTCCGCATGCTCGGCACGGCCTACTCGTTCGCCGCACCCGTCCTGATGACCGACGACTTCATCCCGATCCACACAGACCTTCCCACCGAGGAGCAAGTCCTGGCATGAGCGGCAGCATTCGCATCGTCGAGATGCCGGACCTCGGCGCCGTCAACGACAGCAGCTCCATCGTCGGAGAGCGGGCTGGCTCCGGACGCTTCTCGGCGCCGGCGCTCAAAAGCTACACCGCGGACGCATTCAACGTACGCAACTATGGCGCCAAGGGCGACGGCACGACCGATGACACTGCCGCGATTCAGGCAGCCGTCACAGCCGCCATCGCGTCGGGTGGCGCCGGCGTCTATTTCCCCGGCGGCCGGGCTGGCTATAAGGTCAGCGCGCCGATCGTGATCAATACCGCGTCTTCCCTGGTGCTGTTCTCCGACGGCCCCGGCAGCGGCACCATTCTGCCGTCGTCGCTGACCGCCGACGTGTTTCAGGTCACGGTGTCGAACCCCAATGCCGCGGTGGTATTCCAGGGCCTGCATGTGTTCTTTGGCACCAGAGCCACCACAGCCGGCGTCGTGTTCCGGTTTATTGTCGCAGGAACGATCGGGTCAGGCGTGCTCAACTGCTCGGTGATAAACGGCTGGTCGATCGTCAGTTTCGAGGGGGCCGGCGATCAAAGCACGTTCATCTCGAACCTGGAGGTGCAGGGCGCCAAGAACAACGCCATCCAGTTCCTCAGCGGGTTTGCCGGCAATGCAATGGTGTCGAATTGCATCCTCAACACCGACTCCACGAACGGCGGCGCCGCAATCCTGATGCAAGCTGGCGATGGCAACTCGTTTGCGAACATCCAGTCGCAGGGATTTGCCACCGGCGTCAACGCCACGGCTTCCGCCGGACAGTCGGTGCTGGATAGCAATTTCGTCAATGTCGGAATGGACAACGAGACCCGCTCTCCGACCGGCACGGGGTGGATATTCGACGGCACCGGCTCCGGGGCGCAGGTGACCGGCGTGGCTATGACGCAATGCTGGTCAGGATCCAACAATGCCAGCGCCGGGATCGACTTCAAGAACGTGAACAACATCACGCTCATCGGCTGCATCGTGGTGAACAACGGCCACGAGGGCATCTACTTAGAGGGCTCCTGCTCCAACGTCTTGGTGCATGGCTGCATCATATCCGGCAATGGGCAGACGGCAGGGACATGGCCCGGCATCACCGTCGGCGCCGGGATGACGAATTTCTCGATCACGGGCAACCGCAGCGGCACCACGCCACGAGTGCCTACCGTCACCCAGGCTTATGGCATCAGCGTCATAACCGGCGCCAGCGATTACTATGTCATTGCCAACAACCTGGTGAGCGGCAACATAACCGCCGGCGTTGGCGATGGCGGCACCGGCACCCATAAGACAGTGACCGGCAACGTGTGATGTCCGACACGCTTGCTACATTACAAAAGGCTCTTGCGCCTCAGTCAGGGATGAAACGTATCCCCCTTACGCTTGAGACTTATGAACATCAAAGCCCAGCATTAAGCTCTAAGAAATTGTTAAACATGTTCGCGGAGCAGCAGCCGAACGACGCGCGGGTTGCCGCTGCGCTATTGCCCACGCCAGGGCTCGAAAGCTGGCTGAATGTCGGGACGGGGCCGATCTGGGCTATTAACGACGACCAGCCTGGCGCCATCTACGTGGTATCGGGAACGCACTTCTATCTGGTGTCGGTCGTTGGTGGCACACCGACAGCGACCGATCTTGGCGACATCGGCACGCCTAGCGGCGGCTTCGACCCTGACTTTCTGTTCTTCTCCATAGCTGTCGGGCCAACTGCGGCGGTCGTGTGCTCGCCCCCCAACGCCTTCGTCTCCACTGCCGGCGGCCCGGTGGCACAGATCACCACGACCTGGCCGAGTTATGGCGCCTCGTCAGTCACCTTTCTCGACGGCTATTTCGTGTTCACCGGACAGACGGCGCCGCAGTTCTTCTTCATCTCCAAGCTGGCCGACCCGACAGCCGTCGATGCGCTGGACTTCGCCGCGCTCGATGCCTTCCCGAACGCCATCGGCAAGGTCATGACCCTAGGCACCGACCTGTGGTTTGCCGGCGCGTCTGGGTGGGAGATTTGGTACGATGCGGGAAATCAGGACTTCCCGTTCCGGCGCCGGCCTAATGGCATCCTGCAACGTTCGGTCGGTACCGCGAAGTCGGTTGCCAAGGGGGATGAGAGCCTGTGGTGGTGGTCGGCAGATGGGCGCGTCTACCGAACGGTCGGCTACCAGGAACAGCGCGTCAGCACGCACGCCATCGAGGCGAGCCTGTCGGCCGGCATCGACAGCGCCTACGTCTACAGCCAACTCGGGCACATCTTCTATGTGCTGAACCTTGGCGATCGGACGCTGGTCTACGACGTGGTGACCAAGGTCTGGCACAACGCGGCCAGCACTGCCGATGGCTCCGGGCCATGGCGCGGCGCCTGTGCTGCGGCGAACACCGGCTTTCCGCTCATCGGCGACGACAACGTCGGCACAGGGCGGCTCTTGCAGGCTGACCCGTACATCGGTACCGACATGGGCGTTGCGGTGAAGCGCCAGGTCGTGCTGCCACCGCTCTATGCGGGAACCAACCGGGCGTTCTGTAGCCGGCTGGAGATCGAGATGGAGGTAGGCACCGTCCACTCGCCGGACAGCATCCTGCTGGAGTGGTCGGACGATGGCGGCATTACCTATACCGGCTCGCGCACCATGACGGTCGGCGCGTCGGGTAACTACCGCAAGCGCGTCTACACGACACGGCTCGGTTCCTTCCGCGATCGTGTGTTCCGGCTCACCTCGCAGCAGGCCATGAGTATATACGCGATCGACGCCGACATTACGGCGGGCGCACACTGATGGTTGACACCACGATCAGCCCGCCGGTCCAGACCAAGCCGCCGTTCAGAGATCCACCGCTGGACGCGGCAAAAACCGCCTTTTCAGACACCTGGGTCGCGTGGTTCACCGACACGTCGGACCGGCTCGCATTGCTCACGCAGCGGGTGGGCATCGCGGAGGGCGACATAGCGGCGGGCGGCGGTGGCGTCACGGACGGCTCCGATGCGCCCGCAGGCCACATCGGCGAGTATCTCAGCAACACAGGGGGGTCTGTTGGCCTTACCAGCGCGGCCACCGCGAATATTGTGTCGTTGAACCTCAGTGCTGGTGACTGGGACGTATCTGGCAATGTGGTGTTTTCACCGAGCGCTGGCACGAATAGTTTCTTCGGCGCTGGCATAGGCGGTCTCGATGCGTACCTCGCGGCGACGTTCGCGGCGGGGGCACTCAACCAGGCGCTCAACACGGCGACGCGGCGCTATAATGTGACGGCGGCGACGACGGTGTGGGTGGTGGCGCGGGCGGTCTTTACTGGCACCTGCACGGCGTCGGGTACTGTCCGCGCGCGGAGAACACGCTAGTGGTCTGCTGGGCTATCACTGCTCTCCGCGCGAGATAGAACTAGGTCACCGATGGATTGGCCCAGCAGAAAACGACGCCTCGTTCGGCCCTTTGATACACCTAGGCGTCTTGCCCATTCAGATAAGGTTAGGCGCAATCCATCATGTTCGATGTAGCGCGATCGGCGCGTATTCTGTTTTTGCTTGGACATTGTGACCCACTCGCAGTTCTCGGGGGAATACGGGCCGTCGTTGTCTATCCGCTCAAGGGTGTATCCTAGCGGTCTTTCGCCCATATCTTTAATGAACTGGTTTATGCCGTCCTCTTCGTTCCATTGAGGGCAGACGGTTATGCCTCTTCCTCCATAATTATCCCAGGCCCGATCGGTATCGACCGTGCAGCGCCGTCTCATTCCCTTCCAGATGTTATATAAAGGGTGCTGGTGCATGCCATGTCTGATGCGGTTTTCTGTGCGTAGGCATCCACAACTAAGGTTATTCCCGGCGCGCAAGCCATTCGCATCGATGGATTTTAGCTCGCCGCAGTCACACTTGCATAGGTAGCGGATCTTGTGGCGTCTAGTCCTTTCCGCCAGACCCACTACCACCAACCGGCCGAACCGGCGGCCAGTGAGATCACTAAACCTCGGCATGGCCGCAGGACCAGTTTATGATGAAGATAGCCATCGATGCTCCTTCCGAGAGCTATGGTGGTCAGGGGCGAGGCGACCCCGGCAAGGGTGCCTCGTCCCGAACGATAGCACGGCTATGTTAACGGACCAACGATAACCTGGGCCAATGCGCAACTTCCGTCTCATCCATGCCGGCCTCGACGTTTCGCCGATCCTGGCCGAATTGCAGTCCGTGCCGGAATGGGGCCAGTACGCGGAGCGCAAGGAGCGCGAAGGAACCGCCCACGGAGACATGACCGACCTCTGGATCCGCTACTTCGCCCGAGAGACGCTGAGGGAACCAGCCGACTACAACCGTCCCGGCCAATGCGTATTCTATCCGGTGTGGGACCGGCTGCCGTCGATGCATCGTGTCGTCTGGTCCCTGATGGCTTCGCAGAGGTCGGTGGAGCTTGGGGGGATACTGGTGACCCGCTTACAGCCGGGCGGGCGCATTCTCCGACACAGCGACGCCGGCGCATGGCACGCGGAGCGCTACAACTGCAAATGCTATGTGGTCCTGGAAGCCAACGCGCGCTGCATAGTGGAGTGTGATGGCGATGAAGAGGTCTTTCGCGTAGGGGAAATCTTCGAGCTGGACAACCTGCGGCCACATTCGATGGAGAATGCCGGGACCACGCAACGCACGACATTGATCGTCTGTCTGCGGGTAGAACGATGAAACGCGCTGAGCATCAGCCGGTGGGCAGCCTTTGTTTGTATGCCGGCCTATATGCGAAGACCTGGGAAATCCAGGATCGTGGCACACTGCTTCCCCAACATGCGCACCGATGGGATCACATCTCGTACGTGGTCAGCGGTGTTGTCCGTGTTTGGCAGGATGATGAGATGCTTGGAGACTTTGTCGGCCCCTGCGCTATCAAAATCCCGGCGCTCGCTCTGCACAAGTTTCTGACGCTTAGTGATGGCGTCGTGATCCTATGTCTGCACAACGCCGATCACATCGAGGGCGACGAGCCTGCGGTTGCGCAGCACGCGCACTTGGAACTGGAGAACTGAGCGATGCCATTCGGAATCAGCGCGGGAACCGCGGCGCTCATCGGCGGCGGCATATCGGCGGTGGGTAGCGTCGCCGGCGGCCTCATCCAGTCCGGCACCGCCGGCAAGGCCGGGGCACAGGCGCAGCGCAATCTGCAGATGATCCTGCCGCAGATGCAGACGAACTTCGTCAACACGCTGGCGGGTTACCAGCCCTATACCGAGGCCGGGCAACAGGGCCTCACGGCGACCACTGATCTGCTGGGACTGAATGGCCCTGATGCGGCAGACGCCGCAATGAAGATGTACCAGACCAGCCCCGGCTATCAGTGGCAGATGGAGCAAGGGTTGCGCGGGGTCGATGCTGGTGCGGCATCCAAGGGGATCTTGCGTAGCGGCGCGACAATCAAGGCCGAGGACACCTTCGCCCAAGGTCTCGCGAACTCCGACTTCGGGCAGTACTACAACCGGCTTTCGGCGCTGTCGGGCCAAGGGTTGACGGCGGCAGGCGGGGTCGCGACCGCCAATCAGAACCTGATCGCCAACGAGGAAGGCAACGCCACGGCGCAGAACACTGCCCTGACCGGCACCGCCAACGCGCAGAACAGCATCCTCGGCAACACCGCGAGCGGTCTCGGAAACACGGTGAACAGCCTGCTGACGAACCCGGATGTGCGAAGCACGGTCGGCGGGTGGTTCGGGGGCGGAGGCGTCGCAGCGCCTGGTCCAAACACCACCACTGGCGGTTATACCATCCCGGCAGCGCAGAACACATGGTTCTAGGAAATTAGGCGATGTCCGGCGCACAAACCTCCACCTTCGCCGATCCGAATATCCTGTACCGAGCCCTGTCGGGGGCCGGGACTGCGGAGGTGCAGCGCAATCAGCTTCTGAACCAACAGACGCAGCAGGGGATCAGCGCAGCCGATATCGCGATGACGGGCCAGGCTGCGGCGTCGCTGTTGAATATGTCGGAGCCAGATGCGGCGGCAGCCTATGGGCCGATGATCCAGAGCCTGCAGGCGCAGGGCTTCGCCAAGAACGCGCCCGCGCAGTATCCCGGTCACGCCGCGTCGCAGGCGCTCGTGCAGCGCGCTATGCCGCTGATCGATCAATTCAAGATGGGATACATCACGCCTCCCGGAACCCAGGCGGCGATCGATGCAGCACTCAGGCCGGGTGTCACGCCAGCCACTACCGGAGCCACCGGCACAGGGGTGGCGGCTCCTGCTCCTGCAACATCTGGGACCATAGAGCCAGACGCGCTTGCCCGCGCACAGGCAGTCCGGGATGGACTGATCAAGCGCGGGCTTGATGTCGACACAGCCACAGCATTTGCGGCCAATGCGCTGCATGAGAGTTCCGCCAACCCGAACACGGGTCCAGGCGACCAAGGCGCATCTCATGGGTTGTTCCAGTGGCGGGATGACCGATATAACCGGTTCGGAAGCGTCTTCGGCAGGCCGCTGGACAATGCACCGCTCGACCAGCAGCTCGATTACGTCGTGCACGAACTCGGCACCACAGAGGGCGCGGCGCGGGACCGTATTGCTGCGGCACAGGGACCGGCCGCCAAGGCTGCAGCCGTCTCGCAATTCTATTTGCGGCCGAAGGATGTGCAGGCTGAGATATCTCGGCGCTCTGGCACCGCCTCTCAGTTGGTCTCACAGTGGGGTGGCGCCGGCACCACCACGGCAGCGCCGGTCATCGCTGGCGACAGCCTAGCGCAGCCTGACGGCTTGGGAGGGACTGGCGTTAGGGGCGCATCGCCCTCGAAAGTGCTCGATGCCGTTCGGGCCGACTCGCGGGCCGGCAAATATAGCGGCCAGCCGGTGGTGCTCTCCACAGGCGCCTCTAATAATCCGAACGACTTCGACAGCATCGAGCAGCAGATCCGCGAGGCGCAAGGAGGCAACGCGGGGCAGATCACGGTGCTGGGCGTTGGGCCTGCCGTAGAGGCCAAGGCGCCGGGCACGAACGCTAAACTTCAGGCGCTGGCAAAGTCGTATGGCGCCAACTTCGTGCCGCTGCCGGCGGATCAGATGTCCCCGGATGGCGTGCATCCCACAGCGCAGGGATACGCCACGCTCAAGGCAGCCATTGCGCCGGCTCCGGCAGCCCCTGGGGGCGTTGCGGCGCGGACCGGTGGGGTAGACGTGGCTGGGCCTGGTGCTGGCCCTGGCGGCGCTCCAGGGCAGCCAGCGGCGATGCCTCGGGATCAGGCGGTGGCGCAGGCACAGCGCACTGGCCAGGCAGTGCCCGTGGCTGGTGTTGGAGGACTATGGGCGCTCCCGAACGGCAATCTGTCCGGCACGCCACCAACCGCCGCTTCTGCGGCCACGCCTCAGCCGCAACCCCAGGTGCCACAGCCGCCGGCGAACCGGGTAATGCCGGGAGCCGCGGACGGACCTCCCGCCCCACAGCCGCCAGCACCCGCCACGCGAGCCAACCTGCCGCGTGCCGCAGACGTGCCGACCGGCGTCAACTCGCAGCAATATCGGGACGCGGCGGACTTGCAACGCCGCGCGTTGATCCTGGAGGCTCAGGTCGACCCGACGGGACGGCTGAAGAACTTGGCGGCCGGTCTGCGTCAGCAAGCGCAGTTACTCCTACAGACCGACAGCGTCGTGCAGACCCAGGAAGGTCAGTTGCATCCGCTTACCGGCCAGATAGGCGATCCAACCAAGCCGCTTGCCGATTACCACGAGACGTCGCCGGGCTCCGGCATTTGGGTTGGCGGTCCAGGCACCGAGCCGCGCTTCCAGCCGCCGGGTCGGCTCGTCGTCACGCCGGGCGGTGACGTCTATCAGACCACAACAGGTGGCGCGGTTCTCCTTAAGCATACCGACCCCCAGGCGGTTGCCGCGCTGGAAGAAGCAAAGGCGCAAGGCGCAACCACGGGCAAGCAGGTTGCTGAGCAACTGCCAAACTTGATGGTTCAGGCGCGCAACGCTGCCGCGCAAGAGGGCCAGATCGATTACGCCTCAAATCAACTACGAGAAGCCGCGAAGGGTGGCGTTCCCACAGGGTACTTCTCCCAGGGGTTGGCCACAGCCGCAGCCGCCGCGAAGTCTCTCGGCATCGATACTTCATCGCTTGGGATAAATCCCGAAGCAGTGGGCAATATTCAGACGGCGCAGAAAACCCTGTCGGTTATCGGCGGCGCCATCCTGCGGCAGGCTCTCGGCCCGGGTAGCGCGATCACTGATGGCAAAATTGAGCAATTTATTCACACGCAGCCCGGCATTGAGACCGACCCTCAGGCGCTCCAGCGCATCATGTCGTGGGCACGGTCGCAGTACACCTACGAACGGGAACTGGGGCACGCCGCGGTGACGGAAGCCGCGAAGCCTGAGAACGCCGGACGGCTGCCACCGCACTGGTTGCCGGCATATTACCGCGATCACGGGTTCGCACCGATCTACGATCCTGGCACGCAGGAGATGCGGCAGCCGGACGGGCGCCAACCCGCCCGCGAAACGCCGCCAGCGGCCCCGTCGCAACCCGCCACAGCGCCGGCGTTGCCGCCCGCCGCGGCATCCCGGCTGAAGGAGGGAACCGTCACGACATTCGGCAATGGCCAGAAGTGGACGCTCCGTAACGGCCAGCCGGCACAGGTGCAATAATGGCAGAGGTGGTGGGTGGTTGGGATGTCGCTAACGAAGCGCCAGCGGTCGATCCCTGGGCGACTGTTGCCGAGCACCCGATCAGCGGCCCCACAGGCGACGCTACCACCGATGTGGGGCGCTTCCTCGGCACTGCCGCGGCGAACGCCATGGGCGGCTTGCTGTCCTTTCCGCATCTTCCTGCGCAAGGCATTGACTGGCTCGGGCGCCGCGTCGGCGTCGATATCGGCGCAGATCCGGCGCTGTCCTCCATCCGTGATCCATCCGACCCGTCACGTCCTCTGGTGCCGGACTTTCCGACTGCCCGCAACATGGCATTCGCCACAACCGGCGGGACTGAATACCAGCCGCAGACCTATCTTGGTCGGCGGGCAATGGACGCCACGACCGCTGGCTTGATGACGCTGGCAAATCCGGCGGCGATCCCTGCTGCGATGGGCGCCGGTGCAACTGGCGGTGCGGCGGCAGAAATGTTCCCCGAACATCCGATCATCGCAGGCATTCTTGGCGGTCTTCCTGGCGGTGTCGCAGCCAATACGCTTCTCAACACCGGCCAGCGCTTCGGTGCGGCGCTGCTAAATACCAATCCATCAGAGCCATATGCAGCGTTTCAGCGCCAAGGGCTGCCGACGAGGTTGGCCGGCACGACAACGGGAGACCCTGGACTGCTCTGGGCCGAGAAGTGGGGGGCCAGAATGCCCGGATCCGAAGGCCCCATGGCCGATGCGCGTGGCGAGCTGCTGAACGCGTGGCAGGATCGGCTTGGTCAGGTTGCCGATACCATGGGCAGTGCCGCGACACCGGCCGAGGCAGGCCGGGCGCTGCAATCGGATGCAAACACTTGGCTGGGCAATTTTAAGACCGGGACACAGCAACTGTGGGCAGACTTCGACAGCAAGGTTCCTAGCACCACACCGACGCCGGTCACCAACTACCAGCAGACATTAAACGACGTGTTGGGCAATTTCCGGGGCGCTCCGGAAACCGGGAAGGTTGTGCAGCCCGGTACGCTGAAATCCTTGTCAGACGCGCTCGGCGTCGATCTGCAAGGTGGTAATAGTCTCCCCTGGGAGGCGGTTAAGAGTCTGCGCACCGCGATTGGCGAAAAGCTGGAGAACCCGAGCACAGTCGCCGACACATCCCAGGCGGCGCTGCGGCGGTTATATGGCGCGCTAAGCCAGGATATGCAGGCTGGCGCTGCCAGTGTGTCGCCGGAGGCGTTGTCCAGCTTCCACAGAGCGAATGCTGCGACGGCGGCGGGACATGATCTGCTCGAGGGCTACCTGAACCCCGTGCTGAAAGCGGCGAGCCCGGAGGACGCCGCGCAATATGCGATGGCACAGGCGAGGCGCGGGGGTGATCGACTGGGCGCGCTCACGTTCAATCTACCGAGCGCTGCCGGTGAGTTGGGAAGCTATGCGCTGCGCAATGCGGCGACCAACACGGAAAGCCCGACCTCGTTCGCGACGGGAATGGGTGGGCGTAAGCCGCTGTATTCGCCAGAAGCACAGAGCGTGCTGTTTCCTAATCCCCAGACGCAGGCTGACATCGCAGACATGGCCGCCACTGGCCGCGCGATGATGCCTGTCGAGAAGGATCTGGCAAACAGTCCGACAGCAACGCACGAGACACGGTCGCCACTGGGACGCATTCTCAGTGCGGTTGAATTGGGGCGCATGGGCGGCGAATTTGCCGGCATGCCAGGGCGAGTGGCGGGGGCTGGGTTAGGGCTTATGGCCCCATCTTTAGGAGGGCGCGCGGCGCAAGCGGTTGGCTTGAACCCATTGTTGTCACGGTTCTATGGCCGGAACATCCCGATCGATCTGACACCGCCATCAATGGCCAATCGATTAATGATCGGAGGGGCGGTAGGTCAGCGTTAGAAGGCCGCCGAATGGGCGGTAAGGTGCGAAGCCGCCGTGTCTCTCGGCGGACTTCTTCGGTCACATCGAGAAGCTGGTATGCCCAGTAGGCGATGAATAGGACAGTGAGGATGTGCATCTGCAAGCACTCCAGACCTCGGGCGTGACCAGCCGCGAAGCGCTGCTACAAAACCAGCGGCAATGACAAGACTAGTCAAGGTCGATGGGTCGAGTGGACCAACGGGTCCCCTGCCAGTCTGGTTCCTGCGGAGCGTGCCGAGGAATGACCCTCTGCTGCCTCTGCTGCTCACGTGGCACCCAGACTAGGCCAACGACTATCACCACGGCGATGGCAAGACAGTAAAAGATGGCGATCATAGGATCAAACCTTCGTCCCGCTGTAGGCGACCATCAGAATCCAGAGCAGGACGCCGAGAAGAATCCAGCCGACCATGTCTTGTCAGACTCGCTCTATCATGCGCCAATGCGCGTTGGAGAAACCGAATGATCTAGAAACAGCGAAGGGCGCCCCGACCAAACGGAACGCCCCAAGCGGTGAATGAAACTCGCAATTCCATTTACCGCACAATCCGAGCCTCCGAGTCAAGCCCTCTCGGGTTGGTGGGTTTCTGCGTCCGGTCGGCCGCCCTCTGCGGAGAGGAGACCGATGAACAGACGACATCCGAAGCCGTGGCACCGAGGCTCCGTCTTTGGCCCCGGCCCGCGCCGACCGCTCGACCGGGAGCGCCGCGCCCGCTGGCGGTTCCTCGTCCACGCCCACGCCAGGGTCGGCAGGATCGCGCCTAAGGGCGAGTGGGTGCTGGAGGAGCTGCTGAGCCACCTGTCGCGGGAGGGCCGCTGTGACCCTTCCTACGCCCGCCTGGGGGCCGGTGCGCAGACCTCCTCCAAGACGGCCGAGCGGGCCGTCGCTGCCGGTGCCGCCTGCGGGCTGTTGCGCTGGGAGCGCCGTATCGTCCGCAACGGCTGGCGGGCAGAGCAGACCTCCAACGCGTACGAGTTGCTGGTCCCTGGAGACCCCGAGCCGCGTCCTCATGTTCCTACCTCAAAAGCTATAGTTCTTGAATCTTGTTCCATCGTCACCGTGTCTATCGCAGCGACGCCAGCCGGTCCGCTGCCCGGCTTCATGGCGAGGTTCGCAGCGAAGATCGCGGAGGAGAAGCGCATCAGAGCCGCTCGCTGACCAGCATGCCCAGGATAGCGGCGAGGCGCT